TGGGAGAAGCGGGGCCAGAGGCCATCATGCCGCTGACAAGGGGGCCAGGAGGCCGCCTGGGCGTCGATGCGAGCGGCTCTGGGGGTGGGTTGAGCGTTACGGTGAACGTCGATGCGAAGGGCAGCAGCGTTGAAGGCGATGACAAACGCTCTTCGGAGCTTGGGCGTGTGATTGCAGTTGCGGTTCAACAGGAGCTGATCAAGCAGAAGCGTAGTGGAGGCATTTTGACGAAGTAATGACTACCTTCCCCGCTTACTACAAACCTGTTTACCCCGCCGAAAAGATTGTTTCCCCAGGCGTAAGAAATATATCTTTTCAACGTGGAGGCGTATATGGATACGAACAAAGAAACGCCTTTGGCATAAATACTAACAGAGACACATGGAATCTAACTTTTGTTCAGAAAGTAGTAGAGGGGTCAGAGATTTATGATTTCCTACTTGCTCGTAAAATTGATAGAAAATCATTTAACTGGACAGCTCCAGACTCACTTATCCAAAGAAGGTGGAAGTGCGGTGACTTCAGCAAGGAAATTTTTGATTATGATTCTGTTCGGATAACAGCAACTTTTATTGAATGCTTTGAGCCACCGGAAACCACAGACTGGAGCGCATTTGGAGTTGCAGCTTGCCAGGCGCTTCCTGTTGCAACTATGACGGCTCAAAGCGATAGTGATTTTATAGCTTGGGTTTCAGCAGTTGAAAGCGCAGATGGACAGGAACTTGAAATAGCAATCAAGGAGGCTGCTCGTACTTATTTTAGCACAATTAAGTCAAGCGGCAATCTTTGGAGTAAGACTAGACAGTTATTCTTATCTTGTGGGCCAAGAACACTGCAGGGTGCTCTTGTGCCAGTAAAAGGGCAGGCGTTGACCAATAATGGCTTTGTGTCTGGTGACTACAGCAGAAAGGGTGGTTTGGGCAATTCAGGAAATACATCAAAATACTTAAACAGTAATGTTGCTATAAGTACATTAAATACAACTGCTAATTCGCTATTTTTTTACGGTAGCATAAGGTCTGGAAGTGGTGAATTAGCGCTTTCGGGTTGGTATGGATCAGATAGCAGCAGAATCCTATTGCTTGACGAGCTGAGTTCACCTTATGCTGGCGGTCGCACTTTCAGAAGTGGCACAAATATTCCGGCTCAAATGCCAGTTATTTCCTCATCAGCAGCAGCCACGTTTGCATTTGGTAGTCGAACTTCTGCCAGTTCCTCCTATTTAATAATTGATTCAACTACCGTCACAAACACAACATCGCTGAGTCCAAATTTTAATAGCTCTCAGACTGTTTATTATTTTGCGCTTAACTACGATGGTACGGCTACTGCTTTTTCAACATCAATTTCTCAGTCACTTGGAATGTTTGATGGACTAACAACGGATGAAGCAGCAGCGCTAAAACAGGCAACTGCAACATACGTGGCTTCTGTTAATTCAATTCTCTAGTAAAAGTTAAACATGCCTCAAGATCAGTTGTCCAATTGCAAATGATACTGTATCCCCTGCGACCACAGTTAATGGATTATTTAGTGATCCATATTCAAGAAAGTTTCCGCCAGTCGCCGAATCCCAGATACCAAAATTTGTAACAGTTGCACCGCCAATTGCGTTTGATGTAATCGACACTGCTGCTGTGTTGCTAATTTCAAATCCTGTTGCTGGAGATGCTGCAGCAACAGGGGAACTCCAATTAGATGCAGAAATTGAACCACGGCCAGATGCAATGGTTGTTGTTACATCAGCCGTTGTTCCAGCCGAGCTTGGATTTGCACTGTGCAGGCTAATGTAAAGCGTTCCAGGCGCTGAAGGCATTCCGGTCGATGCACCATTGGCAACACCGCGAAGCCAGTTAAGGGTTCTTGTTGCTAGATAACTGGAAAATGGCATTGTCAATAGGCTGCTTTGTTCACTCTACCGCTACAATTGACTAGGGGGCTAGGCTTGTGTTTTATGGTTTCTTTTCCCGATTACAAACCATCTTATTCCGCGCAAAGAACTGATATTTCACCAGCTATTCCATTTCAATTTGGAGATGGATATGAGCAAAGATTTTCATTTGGATTTGCTTTAACTCCGCAGGAGTGGGACTTGACCTTTACTGGCAGTGATGCTGAAATTGACGAAATAGATGCTTTCCTTGGCGCTAGAGCGCTAGACCAGGAATTGTTTGAATGGACAACACCAGAAAACAATTCTGACTACGGGTGGATATGTAAAGAATGGAAAAAGGAGAAATTTGACTACAATGCAAGTAGGCTTACTGCAAGATTTCAACAAAGAATTGCTGCAAATGCAGCAAATAGATCATTTGCCTGGGCTCGTCAATACGCATTAGGTTCTGGAGTAACAGCCTCGGAAACATCTTATGGTATTTTCAATAATATACTATCAGATAGAAAGGGAAATATTTATTACATTCTGAGGGTTTCTGTTAATTCGGTTTTTTCACTGGTTGCAATTAAAATAAACAAGAAAGGTAATATGGTATGGAGCAAGCATCTAAATAGAGTTGCTGGATTTGGCAATTCTGTCAACATTGATTATGGATCCGATTGGATTTCACGAATTGGTCCGCAGGGCTTGATTCTTGTTGCAGGCCAATCAGCGAATCAATCCTCAGCGGCATGTAATAAAATCATTTGTCTTGACGCATCGACTGGCTCACTTAAATGGGCCAAGGCTCTCTCAAGTGGAAGCGAAAAACCCTTCAATGGAGTACACGTTAATGCCAATACAGGTCAAACCTATATTGTATCTGGCACCAGCAATGGATGGAATATAGTAACACTTGACTCTGGTGGCAACGTTATTAAAAATATATCTTTTAGTATTTTTGGTAACTTTTTTAGCTCTTTTGGGAACAGCGTCACCCTGGTCGATGGTAGCGTTGCATTTATTGGATCATACGCAAGGCCGAGTGGCCCGTATTGGTGGGATCCGGCATTTAGGGGTTCATTTTATATTGTGCTCAATGCAGATGGATCAATTCAACAGGCACTGACTACCATCGGTGACTCGACTGCTGGTACTTTTCAAGGAATTAGGCCAGGAGCTGTTCGTCAAAATGGCAATATCTTGCTCTTAGTTGGAAGTGGAGTTATTGAATTTAACTCAAATATGACTTCTGTGGTTTCCTTGCATCTTCAGGCCCAAGGCGGCGGTGCAGTTCATGTCAACGAAAGAGTAGACGGCACTATTGCGTTATTAACGAATCCAGTTATTTCAAATATTCCGGGCTTTGGATATAATTACTCAAGTTGGTGCGCTGCTGGATTGGTTGTGTTAAATAGCGGCATGACTCAAGTTGTAGCTGAGCAAAACATGGGAATTGGTCAGGACACTTACAACTCTCCATACCTGGATGGAAGATTCGGCAACTTGATCAGTTGCGTGCCGCCCAATGATCGCTATGTATTTATGGTTCAGAATTCTAAAACTATTGTGTCAATTGATCCTGGCGTTAGTTCATGGATCACGCAGGTCAACGGGCTTGGGCAATTGCAGGTTGCAAAAAGAACAACTGACCTGCCAAGAAATACGTCTAGTGATACCTTTCCTGTTATTGCGAACGCGAATCAATCTTCTAGTACCTTATCAACGGCTATTCAGAATGACGACTATCGCAGTAGTGTGACAATAGAAGATTTTACACAAATAACATGGACGCTTTACTCTCAGCCATGACCCTATAGTAAGAGCAGGTAAAAGGAGCTGAGCATGATTGCAATCTTTTCTGATCTTCAAGAGGTAGCCCCAAGCTCAATTATTGAATTATTTTCGCTTGAACTGATTCAGGAAATTCATGGAACTGATCTGGAGTATAGATTTTACGATTCTACTTTGACATATCCAGAGACGAATCTTACTTGGAACGGCGTTGAGTATGATGCAATTCCTATTCAAGCCTCTGGCTTTAAGTATGCCGGAGATGGTCAGCTTCCAAGGCCGACGCTAAAAATTTCCAATTTGCTCGGAACTGTAACATCAATTCTACTTGGTATTCCATCCGGTCTTGAGGGTGCAAGAGTAACTAGAATTCGCACTCTTCTTCGCTACCTGGACGCATCTAATTTTCCAGAAAATGCTAATCCATATGGAACACCTGATCCAACCGCAGAGATGCCGCGTGAAGTTTACATTATTGATAGAAAAGCAAACGAAAATAGAGATGTGGTTGAATTTGAACTTGCCACTGTGAATGATTTGCAAGGCATAAGAATTCCAAAGCGACAGTGCATTAGCAGCATTTGTCAGTGGGTTTACAAAAGTCCAGAATGCAGCTATCTGGGATCACTGCAAACTTGCAAAAAAACCCTCAGTGATTGTCGGGCGCATTTTGGTGCTTCGGCACAACTGCCATTTGGTGGTTTTCCTGGAGTTGGAACTTATATCTCATGATAAAAAAATATCTACAATCTGCGCTTGATCACGCAAAGACAGAAGATCCCAAAGAAGCCTGTGGTGTTGTTGTTGTGATAAAGGGAAGAAAGAGATATCTTCCGTGTAAAAACATCAATTCGGAGCCGGAGAAGTATTTTTCACTTGATCCCCTCGATTACGCACTTGCTGAAGAGCTTGGAGAGATTGTTGCCATTTTTCATTCTCATCCTGTTACGCCACCTAATCCAAGTCCAGCGGATCGCGTTTGTTGCGAAAAGAGCGGTCTTCCCTGGCTGATCGTCAACCCCAAGACGGAGGCGTGGGGAGAGTGCTCTCCCTGCGGCTACGAGCAGCCCCTAATCGGGAGGGAATGGGTATGGGGCGTATCGGACTGCTGGACGCTGGCGAG